CTTTTATAGTAAATAGATTAAAACTAGCATGTCTAGCTGTAACTGAATTTGGTAAACTAACATTACCATCACCACTGGGTTTATATTTTTTTAATATTTTTATTTCTTCTTTTAAAAGAAAAGAAGTAATTGTTTTTACATTTAACTTTATATTATTTTTCCAAAACCACCAGTCTTTGCGAAAACCTAGGGGACTAATTAATTTTTTACTGTTTTGATATTTTATAACATTTAACATTATTTTGATTTAAAATAAGGTGGTAAACCTAACATGGGTCGTCCATCATAAATATTTTTTTTATTTTTATTAGTAGTGTAGTGTAAAAATACTTGAGCACAAATCTTACCAATAAAAGGTTTTCTCCAATGTTCTAAATCTGCTCCTTTATACATTAAGATGTCACCGGGTTTTAAAATTATTTCAATGTTTTTTTTATCGGAGTCTTTTAAAAATATAGACCAAGGGTCCCCACCTAAATTTATTGTTCCAGATATTTCACAAGATGGTCTATCTTTATGTTTATGTAGTTCATCTCCTTGTGAATATATTCTTCCAAAACTATAGGTAGGAAATAGTTCCATATCAATAGATTTACTTAATGAACTAAGAGAGTTATACAATAATGTATCCATTGCTATATCTCCATACATACAAAAAGTTTTTTTATTTTTTATTTGAGAATCTCCAAAAGTACCGAATATTTTTTCAAAAGGAGATATGTATTTTGTTGAAAACAAATGTTGTGCGGTTGTTCTTTTATTTACAAAATAACTAAATAAAAATTTACTTATATTTTTTGGAACAAAATTCCTAATGATTAAATATTTATCTTTTAAAAATTTATTTTTTTTCATACAAACGGTTTTCCTAAATGCCAGTTTACTAAAGAATATCTTTTTCCTTCAGTGACCGGTGTTACTCTATGATATATATGGGAAGGAAATACAACAAGAGATCCTTTTTCTGCAAGTTGTTCACATTCATGTATTTCACCAGCTTTCTCCCTGTGGTCTCTAAATTGAAACTGTAATGAACCCCCTTTATAATCTTTTGGATTAGATAAAGAAAGTACTGTAGATAATTTTCTAATCTTCCCGTTATATAATTTATTAAGATTATCTTTATATGGTTCTGGAGAAGAATCACAATGCCAATCATAGTGTTGATTTAATTTATATTTTGTAAATTGAAAATCTTCAGAGCTGTCCCATTTAAAATTCCACCCTGCTACTTTGTTTGCCATAACTACATAGTTTTGAATTTCTCTGTATATCCATAATTCATTTAACCAAGTAAGACTTGAGTTTCTTACTGAATGATCTTCTTTTGACGCAACATTTTTTCCAACGGATCCGGTTAAACCTTTTTCTTCTTTAAGTTTATTTCCTAGTTTAATTACCTCATCACAAAATTTATGTGATAACTGTCCAGGAAAAATCCAATATTTATATTTAAGATTCATGGTTTATTTGATATTTGTATAGTATAGAATAAAATTTATTATTAGACTTTAAATTAAATTTAATATCAGAACTAAAACCAATGATATCGTTTTCTTTTAAAGAAAATGTTTCCCAACTTTTTCTATTTATAATATCTCTCCATTCAAGATATATTTCACCAGAACCTTTAGCAACATATAAAAAACTATACTGAGCACAGTCAGGAATATTTTTAGATACAGTAGAAATTAATTTTTTAGATTTATTGTTTGTAATTTTATAAGCCGTGTTGTCAGCACAAGGCAAATGTCTTAACCATAGATCAAGGTCTGTAGCACTTTTGTCTATTATGTGTACTCCTATCGTATGCATTTCTGGTAAATTTATTTTAATAAGTTCGTTGTTAGAGTTTAATATTTTTTTAAAAATATTTCTAACATTAAATTGTTTATCAATTTGATTTGAAATAACTAAGTTATCTACCAAAGCTAATGTAGATTTTTTAAACTTTAATATCTGAGTTTTTTGTAATAATTTAGTAAACATATATATCTTTATATAGAGATATATACACTATTTAAAATAAAAGTAAATTGTTTTTATACTGATGTCCAAGAACTTGTGTTTGTATCCCAAACAAAATTATCATTCTCTTCATTTTTTGCAATCCACCTAACATTATTCTCATCCCATTGGATGTCATAAAAGATTGTATCTGATCCTGAAGTATAAGTATTAATACTAGGAAAAGTTACAGGAGCTTTATACGTAGCATTCGCTTCATCAAAAACCCAACTTGAGTACGGAGTTGAAAAAAGAAAAATATTTAAACCTTCATTATATGTTGATCCTATTCTTGCATAGTTTCCTCTAAAAGCTTTTGTTTGATCCGCAGACAGAGAAAAAGTACCATCAGCTGCATATGTATAATGTTTATTATTGCTAGTGCTGTAAGAAGTTTGTTTCCATTTTTCCCAACCATGGACTTTTTTTAAAAAATTAATACCATCTTGTTCCGTGGGTACATTAACATCATCTACTGCGTGAACACTTAGTACAATATTGTTTTCATTTAATTTTGCAAAATGTGCCATTATTGATACCTATACCTTATAGCAACAAGTCCAGATCCACCACCACCTGCATTACTTGTTTTAGGATTACCAGCGTCTCCACCTCTTCCAGTGTTGGGACCTCCGCTTTGTCCATTGGATCCCGGCCAACCGTTTCCACCTATAGATAAAGTAGCTGAGTTAGATCCTGAAATTGTAGAAATTGCTCCTGCTCCGCCACCGGTTCCACTACCATCTGCTGTTGCACCGCCACCGCCGCCGCCAGTTCTGCTGTTAAAAGGAGGAGATGTTGAAGGGCTATCCGATCCCTGATTACCTTGAGGTGGACTAAATGGAGGTGTATTACCAGCTTTACCACTAGGGCTAGTAGGCATTCCTCCAGATCCTGATCCTCCTGAATCTCCAGATCCTCCACCATGTGAAGTAATTGCAGAGGGAAAACCTATTGTTGAAACTCCACCTCTAGTAGGATCTTGCTGATTGTAACCTGAACGACCACCACCAGCTCCAACAGAGACTGCAAAATTTCCTGCTGCTAATAAAGTTACTTGTCCACTAGAATTCCCTAAAGGTGAAGTAGGAGCATAAGTAGCATTAGCTTCTCTATAGCCACCAGCACCTCCTCCATAACCGCCGTTATTACCATCAAAAGTAAATCCTCCACCGCCTCCGGCAACTACTAAATAATCCATTTGAAAACTATTATCCTCAGTCCCTAATCCTGTAATTGCAAAAGTACCGTCACCAGTAAATGTATGAATTCTAAAATTACCGGTTTCAGAAACAGTGCCACCAGTTGCTTCTGGATAAGGTGGTGCTGAAGCACCTCCAGAACCAAATCCTAAGACTTGATAACCAAACATTTTACCTTTTCTGTTTTGTATATTTTTTGTGTTCTTACTTGAAGTAAGTTTATTTTTTAAATCTCTCATATTCTAGTTCCTTATGCGTCGTTAGCTGCATCAGTAGTGAAGAATATTTTAATACCTAAAAGTCTTGCTACTCCGGTATACGTATCCGCACCTGCGTTTGCATCTCTAAATATCTGAAAGTAAGTTTGTTGATCTACTGCAGGAGATCCCGCAATTGTAACTGCGCCACTCACTGGACTAACTTGTTGATCTTCTACTGTTCCTATACCAGCATCTGTAATATTTATTGCTGTTCCAAAAACAACGTCGATAGTATCGCCATCGCCAACTGCTACACCCTGTAATCCAAATATACAGTTTCCTGTGTTTGTAGTGCTTGGTGTCCAAAAACATTGGTAAGTTATTGTACCTTCATTCCATGATTTTGGAAAAGCTACTGAAAATTGTGCGTGGTCATCTGCAGAATCTGCAAAGTCCATAACTTTCATGTCTGGTCTTAAAGCTGTTGTTTCAATTTGTTCAGCAGATGCACCATTAGTTGTTGTTTCATACATAGCTGAAGCTGGAACCCACATAGTTTCTGTTCCTGCAATTTTAACTGCAGCTGAACCTGATTTAAGACTTCCTGTTCCTTTAGGATTTAAATTTATATCAACATTAGTTTCACCTGTTGCTGATAAAATAGGTCCATTACCTGTTGAAGCATTGGCTAAAGTTAATTCATTAACCGCTGAACCTGTAGCTGTTAATAATAATAATTCATTTCCGCTAGTATCTAAAATTGAAGTTCCAATTTTAGGAGCTGTTAAAGTTTTGTTTGTTAGAGTCTGTGTTCCAGTAAGTGTTACATCTCCTGCTTCTCCAAGAGGTACTTCATAAACACCTGTGTTAGTTGCAACTCCATCAAGATATATAATTTTATATCCTTTATCATCGGCTGCAAAAGTAACTGTTGCACCTGAACCAGATATTGCTTTTAATTGTACTGTGTAAGCACCTGACGTGCCATTTTTTATAAAATAAAAAGTTTCTGTAAGAAGAGGAAATCTAATTACTCTGTTTCCTGTTATAGATCCCGTAAATTCTAGAACTCTTTGTTGAGCAGTACCAGTTAAAGCACCGTCTGCAATTGTTAAATCTTGGTTACTCGCACCGCCAGCAATAGATAAACTTAAAACACCACCAGTTAATTGTTCGATTAGATTTAAATTTGCGTTAGTTTTATTTCCCCATTGACCAGCGTTTTCGCCGGTTGCCATTAGTTCTATACCTAGATCCGTAAAAGTTGATGCCATAATTTTGTTCTCCTATTAAGCTGCGTGGTTAACGTCTGTATATGATGTATTGCCTGTAATGTCAACATCAACATATCCAATTGTTCCGAAACCTACAGTGTTAATTTTAGCAGTAAAAGACTGTCCTGTCAATCCTACTGTCATATTTATTGGACTTATCGCGCCTTCATCTGCTGCAAAAGTTACACCTGTTAAACCAACTCTCATGCTGTCTACAGTAGTTGATCCTATTGCACCTTTTAAAACTACTCCCGTTAAATCAACTAACTCAGTAGAACCTACACTTAGTGATGCAACTTCTGCTGTAATTTCTAAACCACTTAATGCTGCAATTGTATTTGGTGCAGCTACTACTGATCCTACATCAGCTTCTATTGTTAAACTTGCTAAACCTTGTGTAAAGTCTGCACCGTTACCTACGTTTAGACTTCCAATACCTGCACCAATTGTTCCAGGTGCAGAAATAGTAAATATCATATCAAGTCTACTAATTGTAAGATCACCTACATCAGCAGCTAAAGTTTGACCGGTTGGTACAATTATACTTGCAACATCAAATGTAAATGGGTCACCCCATTGTCCATTACCAAATGAATTTATTCCCCAACCATCTGGTCCAAGATGAGCTGACATTGATAAACCTTCAATTGCAACAGATGTAGTATTTTGTCCCCAGTTACCTGTACCCCATTGATCTCTACCCCAACCTTCTTCAGATTGTGCATAAGGTAATTCCCCTAATACTGTGGACATACTAAAGCCATCTAAACTAACTGTAGGACTATTACTTTCTCCCCAAGGTTCTTGACCCCAATTATCTCTACCCCAACCTTGTTCGGCTGCAGCATCTAATATACCAACGTCCGCGCTAAAAGATAAACCTGTAAGAACCGCAGTATCTTCGTTAGCTTCTCCCCATTCTCCATTACTCCAAGTATCAGCACCCCAACCTCTATCGGCTGAAGAAATAACTGAACCTATTTCTGAAGTAAAAGAAATACCAGTAGGGGTTACATTAATACCATCTTGATCACCCCAACTATTTTCATTCCATTTAAGAACTCCCCAAGTATTTGAACTTACAGTGTTTGCTGACCCACCCATTCCTGAGTGTACAGTACAATAATAATAAAGTTGTGGTGCAGAAGCTGCTACAGCTATTTGAGTGTATGCTCCAGGTTGACCAGGTGTCCCACTAGTAGTTACACCTGTAGTATATGTGGACCCTCCACCATGAGTACCATCACTTGTTGTAGAAAATCTATAAGGATGACCTGAATTAGAATTATCTGATTGATCAAATCTATATGTATAACCTTCAGCAAGAACTACTGTAGCTTGTTGAACTCCATCAATAACATATTTATTTCCGGAACCAGTACTAATTTTTGTTACGGCAAATACTCTCATTACCGATGAGTCAACTGTGTTTGCTTGTCCACCCATTCCTGAGTGGTATTGACAATAATAATAAAGTTGGGGGGCTCCGATAGCTACGGCTATTTCAGTATACGATCCAGCTTGTCCAGGTGTTCCATTAATAGTTACACCGGTGGTATATTCGCTTCCGCCGTTATGTGTACCATTACTTGTTGTAGAAAATTTAAAGGGGTGTCCACCATTAGTATTATCTGATTGATCAAACCTATATGTATAACCTTCAATAAGATTTACAGTTTGTTGTAAAACCCCATCTATGTAATATCTATTACCAGCACCCGGGTTGGCGACTGTTACTGTAAATGTTTTAATAGCCATAAGGAAAAAACCCCTATGCTGTTAGTCTCAGAATAGCAGATGATGCGTCGTTAGTTGGAAATTGAATTGTAAAAGTTCCTGAAGAAACAGTTTTATTTCCACCGAAAGCTACAACACATACAGCGTTTGTAGTATTAGAACCACCGTTAGCTTGTGTATTATAAATTAAACAACCGTTAGCTGTAAAGGATGCTGAAGTAAAAGATGTGTCAGAAAAATCTGTAAATGCAGTAGTAGAAGTTAAACCTACGCCAGTATTAACAAGAGTGGCTCCTGCTGTCGTGTATCCGTTACCATTAGCTACTTCAGTGTTACCCCCACCACCTGGGTTAGTTGAATAAATTGTAGTTGTTGCATTTAAAGTTGCTTGGTCTGTATATAAAGCTAATTTAAAAGTGTCTCCACCCGATCCGTTAGCATCAAAATCATGATACCCTTGAAATAATTCTTTTTTAAAACTTGAACATACTGCTGAAGCTATTGTCATAATTTTTATCTCCTAATTTTTTTTAAGGTGAAGGTGATTTAACTTGTATCCTAACGGTTCCGTCAGTGTAGTCGTCTCGTCTTCTTCTCCCTAATTGCATTCCTGCAAACTGTTGTATGCTTGTTTTATATTTATTTTCATACAATGTCAACATATCCATTGGACCTTTTAAAAATCCGTAAGCTTCTACTAAAGTAGCATATAATATGATTTGAGGCATATAATTACTAATATAAGTTGTTGTATTTGCACCCGATAAACCAGCCGGTCTTTTGTTATAGTACATTCTAAATTTATAATTAGCATCAGGTGTAGGAGCTAAATACAGCCCTCCTGAAGTGGTATCTGTTAAAGCTGTTGCCCCACCAAACATTGCATAGTACTTAGGCAATCCAGTAACGCTCTGAGCCGTTAAATCACCTTCTGGTCCGGTTAGTCGACCTACAAATTCTGACAAATAAGTTTGATCTTTTTTCTCTAACCATTGTCCTTCCTCTGTAGTATTGGTTGTATTAAATACTTCAACACCTCTTATAAATTCTGCACCTGCTGGTGAATTAATTGTATTATCATTTGCAACTAAAGTACCTTCTTTAACCAACCTGTCTGAATCCATAGGTAAGTCAATATTAATTCTATTTTCAGCAGCCATAATTAACTCATCAATAATAGTTTGAGTCAATACTGCAGCGGCAATATTAGGATCATTATCAACTTCTGTAAAAGCTTTAATCGCTGTTGTTAGTGATGCATATGTATAATTAGTTGCCATAATTAAGCTCTATCATTAATGGGTCCGATTGTACATAATAAACCGCCCCCTTTTTCTGCGGATGTTGCATTACTTGCTAAGGTAACATTTACACCATCAAATTGAGTTGTAAATTCAGGTTGACCGGTACCTCTAACTTGTGTTTCATTTAAAGAATCTACTTTATAAGCACCAAAAACTTTAGCCCCGATAGGATGAGTTCCTGCTG